CTTCTGGTTGACTAATAGTTACTTGAATGTCTCCAGTATAATTTGTAGGTTCAAATACAGGAGCATCAAATTTAAAACTCATAGTATATTGAACAGGTAGAATACATAAAACAAAACTTTGTTTAACTGGACGTCCTAATTGCTCCCAAAGACTAGGATTAAATTCAGGAGGAAGTCCTGAAGGTGCAGTGAATGGTATAATATCAGAAAAATTAATATCTTCACTAACAGACCATACTCTATCTCTATCTGTCTTTCCAGTTACACTAAAATCAAAATTTGATGTAAAAATTCCATTACATTTAGAAATACCAAAAGGATCATAAAGAATAGGACTAAATCCTTTAATAACATCTCCTGTTGGTCCTGGAATAGTTCCTACATAGTATCCATTTAATGGACCCCCACTAACCATTAAACAAAATCTACTTGTAACTGTATTTACTAGCATAAGAGGAGTTTCTCCGGATGCTTTATAACTTATTGATAAATCAGTTGGAGTATCCTGAGATACATTAAAGGTTAATTCAAACTTATAAAATATACCATTGAATCCACCTGTTGGGCTGTTCCATTTGATATATTGAGTCATATTATTTCTAAAATAATACCCTGTATATATTGGTTGGACATCAGATTGTCTATACCATTTATTCAAATCTAAAGTAGAAGGGTCAGGAAATTGATTAGCAAAAGTAGGCATAGAAGTTGTATAATCATTAAACACTAAACTATCTAATGCTTTAACTTGTAAATCTAAATCTAATCGTTGCCAACCAGAATTATATTCAATTATTTGACTACTATCTACATATTTAAAATCACCTGCTTGTTTATTATATTCTTTTTTCAAAGAAGAAGTAGTACTACCAATAACACTTCCTTCTCCTTCATCAATAAGTTTAACCCAATTTCCAGTACGAATAACATCATCTAATCTTTCCAGTATAAACTTATCTCCAGCAGAATATAAATAAGCTCCAAATGATAACAACAATTTATTTACTACATCATATGTATTTTCATAATCATTTATGCTCAATTTATTTATTGCATCATAACTAAGGGCTGAAGTATAAAACATCACATTCTCAACATAAGTCTGAATTACAAAGGTACTGGCAGCTCCTTGACTCATTGTTGATTCAAATAACGTAGAATTTACATACAATGGAAACTTATCAACTCCATTTTGTAATCCCGTATTAGTAATCATTTCAGCAAGTAAAGCATAAATACTTGTCTTTGCTGAAATGTTTTCCAAAGAAGTTAAATAATCAACATCTAATCTATGTAAGTAATCGGTAAATTGTAAAGAGATTTTAGATAATGGTAAAAATTGTTGTTCATTAAGATCACAGATATTAAATCCCTGAAATACAATATCTCCATCATATGTAATAACACATTTAAATTCTTTTTCAGTAGCAGTTAATAAATCCTCCAAAGAATCAAAAGTCCCTTCATTTATAATACCAACTTTAACTCCTGTACCAATTATAGGAGTATCATCATCCTGATAATTAGCTTGTAAGATAACCTCAGTTGTACGAATAGGAATTACAGCATGAGAACCATAATCCTTTTTATATAACTGAACAGACACCTTCTTTTGAAAAGGTGGAGTGTTATAAAAATCAGATTGATATTTAAGATCGTAACTCATTTTAATATATTGAATTTTTTGTAGTTGCTTTTTTTAAGATACCTGTTAATTGATTTTCTTTAATTACAAATTCAACTGGATCGAAAGACATTTTTGGTTGTAATGCAGCTCCACTTAATCCTAAAGGCAATATTGTTTCTCCTGATGTAAGTCTGGCAGGGAAACTGTCATTTGGATATCCTGGAGGCACTGTTCCTCCACTTGCTAAACCAAGAGCAGCCATACCTCCAATCTTTGCTCCAAATCCAAGTAATGGACCTAATATTGACATAAACCCACCCCCTTGTTTTGGAAATAAAGCATCTACTAATCTATCTGCAAGACGTTCAGCAATTAAATGTTCGAATATCTTTAAAACAGATTGTCCAAATTGTTTTATTGATTCAGCAGCATTTTTACCACCTGACATTATTCCTTCAAATAAATTACTAAAAGCATCTTCAATTCCACCTACTAATGCTTTTTGAGCTTCCCATTGATCAAGAGTATCTTGAGCTAATTTCAATTGATCATTTATTTCTCCTACTTTTTCTTTCCATGTGGCAGTCCAATTTTCTGGATTAAGTTCAAATAACTTTTTTAATGCTTCTGAATAAGCATCTACCTTTCCCCTTACAGCATCAAATAATTCACGATGTTTACCTATGGTAATTCCTATTGCTTGTTCTCTATCATTAACTACTTGTAATTGAACTCCCAATTTTGTCATTATATTTGCTACTTCCGCATTACCTCCAGCAATACTTGGAAGAGTTCCTTTAGCATGTTTCAATAAATCTCCTGGCCCCAAAGCAGGATGATATTCAAAAGGTTTTAATGGTAATGGATTAAAGTAATTATTAAATCCTAAAGGCATTTTAGGAAATTTAGAACCTCCCATACCACCTCCAAGATAATCTTTTAAAACATCTTTTTTATCAGGAGGAGCAAGCATAGTCCAAAAATCTTTATTCATTCCTGATTTTATAAGACTTGTAGCAGCATTAATAAGATTACCAGCTTTACTCCAAGCCTCTGCTAAATCATCTACTGCTTTAGATTGTTTTTCAGTTTCACGTTGAGCTTCTTTCATATCATTTTGAACAGCAACTTTGTAAGCTTCAATAGTATCTAGTACATCTTGTACAGATTTTGCTTGTTTTTCATACTCTTTGATATTATCTTCAGCAGTAGCAATTCCTACCTGTTTCATTTGAGTATCTTCAGCAATATAAGCCTGTTCACTTCTTCTAAGCTCATTTAAATCTTTTAGATACTTTTGAATCCATCCAGATTTAGTTTCTTCTGTAGCACTCTTATTAGTTTTCCAATAGTTTATTTTCTTTATTATTTCCTGAGCTTGAGTTTCATAAGTAACATACTCTTGCTCCTGCTTCATCTTTTGTGTACTGAGTTCCTGCATAGTAGCAAGACCCTCCCTTTCAATAGCTATTCTCTGGGAGTAGTATGATTTTAACTCGTTTAATTGATCTGAATTAAGATTGCCTAGATTACTTTTGTATTTAGGTTTATCAGCTGTGCCAACATTCTTATACATTAACCTATCAATCTGCTTGTCAAGTTCCATAGCAGGACTAGCATAATCTAATGCTCCTTTCATCTCAGCGATTTTGCCTTTCTCGTCCTGAATCAAGTCCCACAGTTTTTTGTATATAGGATATAGTACAACTAAGATACCTACGAAAGAAGCCAGAGTGCCTAGTGTAGCAGCCATAGATACTGCCATTGTATCCGCAGCAACTGCTGTACTAGCGAAAGCACCTGTTACAGATTCCGCTCCAATTACAGCTCCTTGGAATCCTGCTCTTATTTTATTCCAAACATCACCAATGATAATTTGTTTTGTCATAAAGTTCCAAGCAACTCCAATTGCTTTAACTCCAGTAACCAGTCCTGATATAGTATATATTAATGTTGAAATAATCAAGGATAATGGTCCCATTACTGCAATAATAGCTAATACCTTTAATTTATGTTGTTGTTGAGCCTCACTTAATGAGTTCCACCATTTAGTTAATTTTTCAAGTTCTGATACTAATTTATTAAGAACATTCACAATAGATGGTCCAATAGCTTGACCAAAGGAAATAAGAGATACATTTGCTTTGGCAATTGCAGTATCTAATTGCACTTTTAATGTATTAGATACAGCAGCCACAGCTGTAGCTAATGAACCATGAGCATTGGTAACTCGCTTCATTAAGTCTGTATTATACTGGAAGTTCTTACCTGTTATAGATAAGAACCCTGTCATTGCCCTAATATTAGGCAAGACTTTTGCAGCTAGTGTTTCTCCATATGTTGCTTGTGCATCCCGTAATCTTTGCATTAAATTAATAAGACCTTCAGGACCACTATGTAGTATATTTCTTAATTCTCTATATGAAGTTCCTACCGCCTTAAGTGCTGCAGCTCCAGCTCCTGTATCCTCTTTTCCTTTCAATAAAACATTAAACACTCCTTTCAAATATGTTGCCGCCTGTGCTGCTGTAGAACCTGTTAATGTAATAGCAGCCATAGCACCTGCAACTTGATCTAAAGATGTTCCCATTATAGCTGCAATAGGAATAACAGAACCCATAGCTGATGCAAATCCAGTTGCCTCGGCTTTACCTTCTCTTACAGCAGCAACAAGTACATCTGTTGCATACGATGCAGTTAATCCTGTGCCTCTATAAGCATTTAAGGCAGATGTAAGATAATCTGCGATAGTTTTGGTTTCTCCTAGCCCAGCTTTTGCGGCTAGTGCAGACTGCCTAAGTACATCCAAGGCTTGAGCACCTTTGATTCCGGATGATGCAATAAAATATAAAGCATCCGCTAGTGCCTGAGGCGTTTGAGCTACTTCCGGGGACATTTTCAATATAGATTCCCTCCACTTATTTACAGACTCCTGTGCAACACCGGCTAACCCAACAATCTTTTGAATAGAGTATTCAAAGTCTTTAGCCATGTTAAATGCAGCACGTCCTGCTGCAACCATAGGTAGGGTCAATACCGTGGAAGACAAATAACCGAAAGTACGTAACCTTTGAGCCATTGTGTTTAGACCCTTAGTCATTTGATCCAGACCTGAAAGATCAGCACCTAGTGTTACTGTTAATGTTCCTATATTCATCTTCCTTAGTATTTATTTGGTTGTACCCCTGTTGTATCTATTTTTCTTGCTACTTTTTTTCTTTTTGATCCACCGAATATTGTTTTAAGTGCATCTTTCATATCATTAAGGCTTTGGACTTTAGGTTCAGGCTTTTTAATTTCCTCCCCCCATTTAATCATAAAATCCGCTGGCGTAACTTCTATATTTGGTTCACCTTCTTTGTGATATAAAGCATTTACAATATTAACAAGTAGACATTCAAATTTTGCTATCCTCAAATCATCCCTCCATTCTCCTATTGGATCTATCTCATTATATGCCATCCATTCTGCAATTTGACTGGATGTGAGATTATCCGATAAGATGTCTGGATGGACTACTCCTATTTCCCTACAGAGCCGGAAGAGGAATTGTTTTCCGGGCCTGGCTTTAAGTTTTTTACTAAATCGTCCTGATCCTTTTTGGAGATTGCATTTAATCTGTTAGCAACCTCTACAATCTTTTCCAATCTGGAAGCTCCCATGTTTTGACTTAACTCGTCCCAATCCTCAGGAAGGAATACAAGAGCACCGTCTTCCTCACATACAGTTTGAACTGCTAATTTTGCACGAAAATCTTCTGTTCTCTGTTCAAATGTGGTTTCACCTTTCTCATTAACTAATTTATGAACAAGTGATTGTTCAAAATTGTCGCGACCTCTTCCAGTCATTTCTGTTACAAAGACAAAGTCTCCGTCTTCAAATTCTACCTTTTCTCTTTTCAATAATTGCTTCTGCAATAATGCTTTTCTACCTAGTTGTGCCATGATTAGTTGAATATTAAATGATTAAAAAATAAACTCTTGATTAGAGGTTTAATGATTAAATCCCAGTTGTACCACTGGAAGATTCTACAACGTCTCCTGTAATCTTAATAGTGACGTCAGCTGTAATCTTATCATCCGTTGGAATTGTTAACGGAATCTCAGTAACCAAACCTTCAAACTCAAATGCGGTGTGTTCCGTATCTGGTAGAACAATTTGATAGTTCTGTGCTACGGGACTTTCAAAGTCCGTCTTCATTGCATGATATGATGCCCTTGTAAAGTTCATCTTTAATGCAATGGTCCCAGCATCACGGAAACCGGTAATGAATTCTCGGTACCCTCCTGTAGAGTCTAGTGAAGTAACATCAATAAAACTTCTGGTCATTGTTGGACCAGAAATTGAGTTAACCTCAGCAAGAGTCACCCAGGCAGAACCGGACCACCGTTGAAATTTGGTTCCTACTCCGGAAACTGCTTTACTTGACATAATTTACCTCCTTTTGGTTTATACAGCTCTGCGCTGTATGTTAAAATTAATAATAAATCGAGCATTTCCATTATCATCCCAATCCAAGTGGGCGGGTCCACTGGAACAGTAAATAAGGGAATATAAAGTTGCATTCCATGTTTCCTGTGCTCGGCCATGAAGTGCAGTCTTTATGCGTTCTATAAGAGCCCAGCCTGTTTGATAATTACTATTGCGAACTCTTATTTGTACAGATGGGTATTCAAACCCAACGTCATCTGGACCCAATCCTAAGTATGGTGGAAAACCAGCTGTATCAAATATTGTAATACAATTAGTTGGTCTGGCTTCCTCTTTTCCAATAAAGATTTCATCAGAAGAAACTCCCAATCCAGAGGATTCTCCATATTCCTCTAACATGTCTTTGATATCTTCACTAGAAGCTTGCATTTTCTTTAATTATTTGAATTATTCTAGGTGTTTCTCTTTTAAGAGCAGTTTCGAGCCACTTTGGACCTGATGATAACAGTCTGTTTTTTCCTGTTTTCTTATCCTTTACCTTTTTTACCCTTTTAAAATCTGCCCCAATCATTTCATGTACAAATAAGGCATAATTAACGGAATAGCCCATCATTAAAAATTTAATCCTTCCAGTAGTTTTGGCTACTATTATTTCTTGAGCTTCCGCAACTGTCATTGAATGCTCTCCTGATAATTTAATAGCCTGATACCCTATAAATGTTGGTGATTTTCCAACAGGAATAGAATTAGATGTTACAACAAACCAACTTGCTCTAAGATTTCCTAAATCTACAGGTGTTACTGGAGCAGTATTTTCTGTTGATCTTCTTACATGAGCTGCAGCTTTAATTAATCCAGACATAGTTCTTTGAGTGATCTCAATAATCTGCTTATTAAGATTATTTGTAACCTCTTCAAGTCCTCTGACTCTAGTATTTGGGTATAACCCTGCATAATCAATTGCCATCTTATTATCCTCCAAATGATAAACTAGGTGTTAAAAATGCTTTTCTCAAAAATCCTGTTCCTTTTAAGTCAGGAGTTTTTTGAAATCTTTTTATATAATAAGCATCCTCTATGGATTTAGGATTTTCTGCTTGGTCACTATCTATATCATCAAGTGTTCCTAAATAAAGCATACCTTCTTCATCCAAATCTTGAAGGCAATAAACCGTTCCCCTGGATGTAATCTCACTACCATCTTTATCTGATATAAGTTGTTCTACTTTTTCCCAACGCACCCCATTATCAGGAGGAGTAAGTTCAATAGGAGCATCAAAAGTAAAACCCCCATGATGATCACTTACCGGATTGCCCCAATAAACAGCAGTCTGATTACAAAATTTATTTAATATAGATGATAGGCTCATTATTCAAAGCTTTTAATTGCATACATACTTGCAGCTCTTTTACCAATATTTGCCATTAAACCAGAACGATCTAATAGAATAACCATTTGTCCATAAGGTGTATAATTTAATCCTTCCCCTTTCCAATCATGATATTTTACAGAAGCATCTCCAAGTTTTTCTTCAATAGTTATTCTTTCTTGAGTACTAGCTATCATATGTGCTATAAACCATTTTTCAATTTCTATTGTTAAAGGGTCTACATTTGTAGTACCAAATACAGAATCTATTAAAAGACTTCCTGCTACAATATATAAATCTACTGTAGGTGTGGTTATAACTACTCCAGGCATTATTGCTATTACTTCTGCTGCGGTTACACGTGCTGCCATTATGTTTTACTCCTTTCTTTTTTATCCAATCCCCAAAGAAGAGGATTAATATGATTTAATGCTTCTTTTTTCCAAGTTAATCCCAACCATTCAATAACTTCATATAATTGTTGAAGATTTCCATTTATCATTCTTTCCGGCCAAATGATCTTACAATTAACTCCAGCTTGTATCATTTCAACAAATCGTTTTTCATACTCATGAACCCACTCTAACCAACCTTCTTCTGTTTCATAAGCAACCATATATCCGGTTTTTAAACAAGATTGAATTACATCTCCGGTTCTGCGTCTTACAATTATCCATTTAGCATTTGGAAAGGCATTATTCCATATCGGCCAAATTAATCCCATCTTTGTATCCTTATACATCCATGATCCTTTTTGATACCCTTCTGTTTCTATTACCTCTTCAATTCGTTTCTTCCAATCCATTGGTATGGATAATTCTTCTGTTTTAGGTAATGGATATTGTCCTCCAAAATCTGTTCCCATTCTTTCCATAAATGGTTTTACAATATCCTTAGAAATATGTCTATTGGTAAACATATCTTTTTTTTGATCTATTGCTCCTGTTCCTACAAAAGCACCACATTCATGAATTACTTTAGCAATCATTGTAGTTCCTGAACGAGGAATGCCTGTTACAAATATAGGAGCAACATCTATCATATAAATTCACGTATTACTTCTCTTCTATTCTCATCCCTTATTTTCTTACAGGTTACTCTAATTAATTGATTGGGATGTATTCTGTAATATGCTAGATAAGAATTGCAATACCCTATTTTCATTCCAGCTTTTAAACAACGCAAATTAAATTCATATTCCTCAAAAGAACGTACTTTGTCCGATTCATTAAATAAACCTACTTTATCAAAAAGCGATCTCTTATACATTAAAGTTGCACTATGTATTGTATTCTTTTGCATTAATTGAATTAAAGAAGGATTCTGTACAGGTGATCTCCATCTTATAGATTTTCCTGATGCAGCACTTAATTGTAAAGCATTTCCATGAATAAAATCTACATTCTGAGAATCAATAGCATTAACAGAATCCTCTATACTGTTTTCTGTTAACATATCATCCTCATGAAGGTATTTAATATAATCACCTGTTGCTTGTTTTAATGCTCTATTAAAATTCTCTGGCCAACAACCATCTCCTTTACTAAGTAACAACTGTACACTCTTTGGTACACTAGCAACAGCTGCTTGTAACCAACCTCTATCTCTGTTATAAGGAATAATGACTGTAACTTTTTTGCCTTTAAAATTTGACTTCCTTGTAGGTACAGCAGTTTGTTCTGTATAACTTTTTACCCATTCTATTGTTTTAGCAGCTTCAAATATTCTTGGTTTACCATGAAAGCAAATTAAATCGGCATTATCCGGTAATTGAGTAAGAAGTCTTGAAGGTCTAGGTTTAAAATCATGAATAGTATTTGTTAATTGTTGCCAAAAAATTGTCTTTCCTAATCTTGTCCTTAAAAATGGATCCATTCTAAATCCAAAAGCTTTCGTTGATTCCTGCCATGCATTCCACACATCCCTTATTTTATTAGAAGAACTAGGAAACCAAACTAATCCTGTCGCAATTTGGTTCTTTTGCCAAAAATCTTCTAATACAATTAACTGGGTCGGGTCTTTAATTAAATCAAATATATTTTCTAATGAATTGATAATAGCTGTATCTAAATCAACATACAAGAATGGGCGATACTTTTCCATCTCAGGACTATATAATTGCATCCTAGACCAAGTACCTGGATAATCATTTGTAAGTGGTATTATTTCAATATTACCTAAATTATAAGACCGACTGGCTTTATCCCACAAACATATAATTCTAGGCTTAATAACATCTTTCCATTTGTTATTAATATGATTAGATATCAATTCCACGTCACGGAATTCAAAATCTCCTCCACTTTTTAATACTAACACTATGGTTTTTTGTACACTCATGATTAAAATATACTTAATAATTCAGGATTAATTTTTTCCAAATTTGATAATAAACAGGTGGATGGCATATCTTTTTTATTGAAATGTAAAACATGTTTGAACATTGAAAAATCAAAGGTATAGCAATTTATTAATCCCTGCCAAACACATTCTGTATCGTGTACAATAATATAATCTGCAATATCCTTTAGAGCAACCACAACAGACTGACGGAACTCAGCAGGAGCACCGTCTACAAAAGCTACCGAATACCTTCCATTAGATATTATATAGTCTATTAATCTTGAAGGGTCTTGTACTGGTGCAGGTATTCTATTCTTTGATATTTTATACGGAATTAGTTGTATATGATACCCTTGTTTTTGATAATCTTTAAATCTGTTATACCATTCCTGATCTGTTTCTACAGACAATAATTCTCTACCTTGCATCCCACATATTATATTCATAATCGGAGTACTATTATACCCCATTCCAAATTCAAGCACCTTTCCCTCTGTTATTGTGTTTAAGGTATGAATAAGTAAAGGTTGATGAGAACTAAAAGCTTCTGTCGACTTTCCATTCTTAAATAAAAGATAAGATGTTTTATATTTATCCTTCAACAGATCAATATGTTTATCATTTAACATAAGACAATATTTTAGTTTTCCAATAATTAAAATTCAATTTATCCATATTCCATTGAGTATGTATAATTCTATCATACTCATCTTGTAACATCGCTTCATTTATTTCAGACCAATCATTTACAAACAAAATTGGAAGATCGGTATAGAATTGATTATTAATATTTTTCTTTTCAATCGGTATAGTTCCCATATATAAACATTCCCAAGTTCTTACTGTATCTATCCCATGACCTTCAGGACTAATAACAAAAGGATGACTATATATGTTTTCTAAATATTCATCAAAACGAAGGCCATTTGATCCTCTTTCTACTGTAACCCAAGACTTATTCTCAAGAACATAATATGGAGGATTACGTTTTGCAGGATTAGTATTTATATTATGATTCATGTAAACAAGATTCTTACATGTTCTAGGTTTCATCAACATCCCTTCCATTTTACCTACCTTCTTTGGAAACCACTTAAAATTCTCAAGTCCTATTGGTAGAGATTCAATTTTTTCATTAACAACATTTACATTCTGAGTAAACCAATGAATTAGATTATCCGGTATAGGAAAAGAATCATCCACACAATCATCACTATTATGAGTAATCAATATAAACGGTTCTTTTGGAAGATTCCAATAAAAATTACTAAGATCATGAGTGTGATAATAAAATATCTTCTTATTATCAGCTAATTCAATAAATCGTTCTCCTCTTATATGATCCTTCATATTCATGACCATTCCATATTACTAAAAAGTGCATTTCCAAATCCTGGACCATTAATTCTTCTTGTATCACAAGCCATTATTGTAAAATCCTTTTGTTTCAAAATATCAATTATTTTTTTAAATGATTGATCTCCATGATAAAAACTAGAAAAAGATACTTCAGAAATTATATAATGAACGTCTTTTATTCGTTTCCCCAATCCTTCAATAGCAAAATGTTCAGCACCTTGTAAGTCTAAACATAGTAAATCAATTTTTAAAATATTTTCGTCTTTCATAAAAGTATCTAATCTAATCGCTTCAACTTGTATTTTCCTTTGAAAGAAACTTGTTTTATTATCCCTATGAAAAAGCAAAGAAGAAGCACCAATATTTTTATCAATTGATTTATCCATATCTGTTGGATAAAAATCTACCAAACCATTATTTTTATATACCGCTTTTTTAACCAATTTAATATTTCCATATTCTTTAACATTCTCTTCACAAACTAAAATACTTTCTGGATTACATTCAAAAGAATATATCCTTTCTGGATGATAAAAATTATTCAATTCAATTGCATCTAATCCATCCCTACTACCACACTCCATAATAGTATTAATAGAAGATTTTTGTATTCTATTTGTAAATATTTTATTTAGATATGTAGTCATCATTTACTGATATATTTGTACAAATCTTTACAATGAATATGCAAATTATTTATTTTAATCTCACTTCCATTATATTTAAAATATGGAATGTTTCTATTTTCCTGATCTTTCTTCCAAATAACATTATATTCAGGATGTTCTTCTAATAACTGCCCAATATAATGATCTTTTGGTTTGCATCCTGGTTCTTTTTCTTGAGCATTACCTCCAACAAACATTCCCCAAGATGCTGGGTCAAATATTGAATTAAAATAAGAATAATTATTAGAATATTCTCCAAAAGGAAGTATTGGAAGAAATTCTAATCTATCTGGATAATCTTTACTAAAGGCTCTCATCAAAGTCATTTCATTAACCATATCCATTCCATAACTCTTTACAATTCCTGCTTTCCCCTGTATTCTTAACTTATCAAGAAAAAATTGAGTTAAAACCGCTAATGAAGTACTATCCTTAATAAACATCAAACCGGTCATACATTTATCTGGACCACCAACTGTAATAGCAAGAGATTTATATAACTTTAATATTGTATCATGTATTGTTCTTAAATCACAATATAATAAAATATCATTCTCAAAATGATATACGTCTGTCAAACCGCATTCTTTTATATATTTTTCAATATACATTAATCTAGTAGCTGTAATAACCCAAAATTGAAATCCTTGAGGCTTTCTAAAATAATTAAAATATAATGTAAATCTAGTAATCTTATCAGAATAAAATTCATCCTTATTTACACCAAGAACATTATATTTTTTGAATAATGGATTATATTTATGAACTTTATCGGTCAAAAAATGAATATTGATATCAGGATTGAATAATCTTATTTGTTTAAGATTATCCTCCAAGTAATCAGGAAGCTCTGGACGATGACTATGGAACATTATTAAATCCATGAATGCATTTTTATTATATCAACATTTGTATTTTTAAAAGATTCTATATATTGTATCATATCTTCTTCTGTCCAAATTTCTCTTTTTGCTTTACCTTGTGTTACAATATATTTATAATTATAAGTTTCTTGAAAATATTTTGTAACATAATTACCATATAATTCATATTCTGAAAATCCCGAAGCATCCTTCAACTTATTAATTTCTTTAACCGCTAATTCAAAAAATCCATATTTAGTTACAGCAATCCTATCCAATATATCTTTAATAATATTTCTTTTGAAATACATCACTTCATTTATAAATGAAAAACTATATTCTCTTTCCAAATAAAGTAAATCTTTTATAAATTGAAAGTAAGGATGATGATGTTGATCTTTACCGAATAAAAAAGTAGGTTTACCATTTTGTATAATGTTAATTTTTCTATTAAAGTAAATATCAGAATCCACTACCAAATATTCTTCAGAAGTAATTTCTTGAAATAATTTAATAAATTGTTGTCTGTACCATCCTTTTCTTTTATCCGGTGTATTTATAAGCTTACTGAAATCAAAATCAAGCACATTTTCATCTAAAAAGAAGTCAACCCCAGCTATTCTCTTGTCTTTAGGAACTTCTATGTTTGAAACACAAATGATATTGTTATAATTATGTATATTTTTTTCAATAGATTCTATTACAAATCTAAATTTGAGAAAATCCTTTTCTGCCAATGTAATTAAAATATCAAACATAATTATATTTTTAACCAATCTTTTGGATAATATAAATCATCATCTTCTTTTTTTTCTAATAACCATCCTGAAGGAGCAATTACTTTTTTTCCAGGATTATTATTTAAAAATGCTGCCCACCAACTGAAGGTGCTATTAGCTATAATATTATGAGTGCACAATCTCATTAATTCAAAATCTAAATATTCAGGTAAATGAATAAAAGTAAGTTTTCTTGAAAAATATTCTTTCTTAAAGTAATGTCTACACCAACCAATATCATCACTAAATATATAAACATCTCCTTGAAGATGAGCTAATGCTTCTAAATAATATCCTAATGAAAGAACTCCAAATCCATGATCTCCTAAGTAGTCTGTCCTTCTAACATGAATAGATATTATATCTTTACCTATCATAGCCTGTCTTAACTTCAAATAATCCTCAGTATAATATATCTCTTTTACAACCAATTGCTGATTCAGTAAAGATTTTATATTTTCATAATAACCTACATATTGCCAATATCCTGCAAAATTATGATTATCTTTTTTTAATAAAGAATGATCAAAACCATTTTCTTTAACTACTGGCTGAATCATTCTATCAATTTTATCCACTTTAGTCTGAAACTTATCTAACATATATAATCTTGGAACTCTTCTTGTTCTTTTATTATACCAAGAAACATCAAATGTAACCTTAATACCATTATTTTCTTGGGCTTTGCCAAAAGAATATTGAAATATTTGATTTCCCAACCCTCCACATAGATGTATTATATTCATAATAAATCTTTTACCGAAACTTTTCTAAATTGTTTAATTGCACTATCAGGACAGGCATTTATTATTTCAATTCCTCTTTTATTAGCATCATGTGCTATTTCAGGAAATCCTGCTAAATGACGTGCAAAGGGTAGATTTGCTATTCTTCTCGTTTCTTTAATTTCTCCTCTACCATATATATCGTGCCAATGTTGTCTACTTTTGTCGTCAAGTTTCATATCAAAACCGACCAATATTATTCTTTTTGCTCCTGCGTTTGCAGCTATACTAATTGCTGCTGCTCCAGAGTTTTTATTCCAACTTACTCTTCCAGGATCAGGACTAATCCCTCTCCTATGTTGTGTATCATATTGTACACACTTAACCCAATCACATGATTTTGCTCCTGAGAAGCAAGTTATTCGTATTCCTGGAAAGTTGGCTAAACCTTCCATATGTTTTTCAAAAAAACCACTATCCCCAAAAAATACCATATCAATCCAATTCCCAATTAAATATGCTACATTAACTCCTATAACATGCTTCTTATGAATAGCAGACATATATGGAGAATAGACGCTGGGTGGGGAAACTCCATTTCTGACTTCTTGAACTAACTCTTTTGGTATACCAAACTGTTCAGTCAATGATGGACCTCCCCCTAATATCCACACGTCTGCCCCGTCCCATATCTTGGGAACTGCCCAACTCATTTCTGTAAATCTTCAATGAATTGTTCAGCAACTTCTTTTGTAAAAGGCTTATCATTTAAAACCTTATGATCAGAATCTACCACGTCAAATTCTGTTTTGGATCCATCTCTTGACATTACAAAATATTTGGATTTAATTCCTTTTGGTAGTTTCTTTGCTTTTACTTCGCTTTCCCCCCAATCTGTATTAGATTCCAAAGGCTGAACAAGATCACGAAATGATAAGGGTATATCTTTTGGCCATGCTCTGAACACCTGACCTGGTTTAATTATTTTTCCAAACAATCTTAAAGAACCTCCACCTATTTTCCTGAATTGTGGAACAACTCTTGGAGTATTTTCCTTTGGAGTGTCTTCTGTTACTTCTTTTTTCTTTGTACGTTCCATGATTAACAATAATTAAATTTTAAAAATAATGACTTGATTAGTCAATTAAAATTATGAAAGATGGGCAATTCCACTCCGACCATTCTGATCTGAACGAATCTGAGGAACCTGAATTGTCATTACTTTAAATTTAGTAATCATTCCACCTTCTACAGCCCACTCAACATTCTGAAGACCCATCCCCTGAACAAGACGTACAACATCAGGAGTCATCTGAACCATCAGAACATTATCAGCAGTAAGAGTATCAACTACTTTAACACCTTTGATGTTACCAAGTTTTAAAATACGTTCCCTGATAGTCATCATTGATGCTCCAGCGATATCATAATCATCATCCATCCTTCTTTCGTAAGCACTAGGAATGTATAATTGATATGGTCCATAATGATAAGCAGCTACAAGAGCAGCTTTCATATCCTGGACATCCTGAAGTATCTGTGCTCCAGTTGATGCTGAATGATCCCAAGGAATACTTAAATGAACGGCATTCCTATCGGGATGATTAAGATATCCATAAATGGTATTATGTCCCCGATCATCTTTTGCACCATAATTAAAGGTGGTATTGGTAAACAGCATATCTTCCAACTGCTCTTTAATTCTGCGAGCACACTGTTCTGCCATAGATGTATCAAGAGGATTACCAAGATTACGGCTAGCAGCAAGTTCCCTTGCGTTTATTTCATAATCAGCATGAATAATCGGTATCGGCAAATAGTTAAACTGATAATTCGGTCTATCATTTGGGCCACGAGTTAAACCATCCATCGACACAATAGCTTTCATTCCGTCACTTATATCATGCCATTCAAGAACTGTTGTTCCCATAGCATTTCCAAGTTGGTATGTCAAACCATTTGCAATCAAATCTTCAACACCACCAAGACGGTATCTGCTTGCTTCCAAAAGAACCTTATCCAACTGAACCCATTCAAAATGACGAAGAGTTGCGTTGACGTTGATCGGGTCTCTCATGATAGGACGAACTCCCCAACTTGTTTTAAGTGCAGGATCACCTCCTTTATAAACAGTGACATACGCTTTCTGGGTTCTTTCGTCAGCAAATGGACGCATAAGCCCAACATTGAATTGACCGTTACTTTGTAACCTTGAGGCCACTTCACCGTGTGCTCCAGAACCATTAATTAAATCAATAGGCATATTATTTTCCTCCTTTTTTTAAATTAAATTATTCTTATTTTGATTCTTGGATTATAATAATCCCCGCCTGCACTAGATTCTGACCCTTCTGGTAAAGTAGAAAGATCCAAAGCTTCAAGAGCAACGCCCACAAGCTGAGCAGGATGTATATACAAGCTCCAATCTGGGTAATTATCAGCAGATTGAAAGCTTTTATCCTCCACAACATGTTTACGAAGTCTACCTTCACCATCTGATTCGAGATAATCACCTATGGCGATGTTTTCTTCATCCCTTAATAAAGCATTAACCTGATCACCTCTTCCGGCAACCCAAGCCCTTATCTGATCTCCAGCAGCGACATTATCGTTAATGCCTTTACCTTGCAATGCATCTTCAATAAGGAACATTTTTTCGCAGTTTCCTCCTGCAGTAGAATGTTTCCTTACTTTACCAGTACTCATAAGTTCTATGAGCATACCGGGAGTAATTGCTGCATTTGCTATATACTCCTCCTGAATGTTGGAGTAGTTTTTAATTATTACACTTTTGGTTGACATATTTTCCTCCTTTTATTTTTTATTAGTTTCAAATGTCATTCCCCCAGGAAGTAATGGTTCTACACCATCACCAGCATTGACTTCAAATTCCCTATTGTGTTGTAAGGAATAGTCAACTTCTTCTTCTTTCTTAACAGAATTGAATACTCTTTCAAGCATATCTTCTGCCATAGAATTAAGTACAACATCAGGCCAACTTTCTTTTCCGGCATTGTCCTGAATCCCTTTTACCATCTTTGCTCTTTTTTCTGCAAGCTGTTTCTTACCATAAGCAAGAGCAGCCTGATCTTCTGGAGCAAGTTTCGTTACATCAACTGTTTTCTCCTGAGTAACAATCTTTTCTTTCTCAATCACCACGGGTGCGAGTTTGTCAAGGATTGCTTCTTCCTGAGTCAACAGCCATTCCCTATCAGCCTCTTTAAACGGAGATGCCACATTGGCAATCAAACCATTTATTTTTTCAAGGCATTTAGGGCAATCATTACCTTTTGGCATTTTTTTGTCCTCCTTTGATTCGTTAATACTAAATTTAGTTCTTGTCACACTATTGACAACATATTCCACCTTGCGATGGACTTCAACAGGAGTACCTACAAAACTGACATTCCCGCCATCAATTTTATAATCCTGTTTAAACATTTTAGACCCTTCACTATCACTTTCAGTATAGATAAGATAACTTGGATATAATTCTTCTAAATAATGATAGGTATGCTCATCCAATTTATAAAGAGCATCATTTACCGATCTAATTATTGATTGTAAATCTTGTTCCCCTGAGGCATTCATCTTATTAACAGAAAATCCCATAGAAGTTAAAGTTCCAATCAATTCTAAAGCTTTTGGTTTCTTTGTACGTTCCATATTTTTATTTTTATTATTTGCTCCTATACCACAACCATCTTCACAAGAACATGCTCCTACTGAATCAGGAAGTATTGCAAGATGATCCGGTCTATGACTGTATGCTACACCTACATAATCTTCTCCTTCATATTCCCCTTTCTGCATTTTGTTTTCAGTAAACATACCCAAACTTACTTCTATTTCTTCATTATTATTGATAGAATCTAATGTTTCCGGTGAAACATCATTAAGCTTATCTTCATCCAACCAAATTTCTGCTTTAAGTTTCTTACCATCCACTTCTGTGTTATAAACACGTCCTATTACTTCATTGTCTACTATATCAGGATAGTTAGCAGAAATAGCATTTCCTTCTTCATCTTCTGGATGATTTATAATAACTGGAATACCATTCCAAGAAGCTGGAAACTTACCAAGTTCTGAAATCTCATGTAATAATGGACCTTGATTGCCTGCATGAACTCCTTCTATCATCATAACTACAGGAGCAACTATATGTGCTTTCTTTTGATGAAGAGTAAGTTTTATTTCATAATTCAAAACTTGCTTAGTCTTATAGCTAGAAAATGATTCAGAAGTATTAGTATTTATTACAACACCATTTGCTTCTTTAATAGCAGTAACAGAAGCATCCGCTTCAGATTTTCCTTTAGCCATTTCTCTTTTCCGTACAGAATTGGCTATGCGCAACCATTGCTTCTTCCCTTTGTCGGAAAGTCCTTTTTTATGTTTGTCCACGTCTGCAGTTGTCCAAGGCATTTTAATTTCCTCCTATTATTTTATATTACTATGAATGTATCTTTTCCTTGCGTTATTTTTGAAGTGTTATCTGCTTTATAAAGAACATTAAATGTTCCCGATTCTGTAGAAGTATAATTATAAGAATATTTACCTACAGCAAGTTTGGTCATACTTTCTTCATTTACTTTTATTACTTCAATATCAGTAATTTTTATAGGTGGTTTAGTAATGGTAATTTTAACCGTGGTTGGGTCAAACAATACCTTATTTTGAGCATCTCTTATCTCAATAGATAAAATTATAGTATCTCCTTTTATAAATTGACCTGTGCTCATTTCTTTTTAGTTTTAATAATTAAATCAGCAGAACATTTTTTCCTAAAAGAAAGATCATTTGTTATAATACTTTTGATCAAATATTCTATCAAAATAACAATAACCAAATCTGCATGTATTCTTGATATAATAGTTAAGTCCGTAACAGGAACATTCATTATTATTTTAGTATTCCTGAGACTTACTTCAATTACAATAATATTGTTTTCTAAAAATTGTAATTGAAATAAATCCTGAATGCTTAAATTATGTTCTTGTAATATTTTAATAAACTCAATATATTGTAATTGAAATAAATTGTCTATAAGTAATTTATGAACCTGAGTTATCTCAATATTCTCAATAGATTGTAATTGGGAGATGTTTTGAATGGTTAATTTATGAACTTGTGTTATACTAATATTCTGAATACTCTGGTTCTGTAAAACATCTTGTATTGCTAAATATACCTGTATTTGAATAGATAAATTTTCAATACTTTGATTTTGTAAAAGATTTTGAATAACTAAATTATGAATTTGAGTTATTGATATATTTTGTAAAGATTGAGACTGACTAAGGTTATCTATTAATAAAGAATGAATTTGAGTTATTGAAATATTAGTTATTAATTGAGATTGATTAATGGCCTGTATTTCTAAAATATGAACTTGAGTAATACTAATATCTGAGATACTCTGATTTTGATTTAAGTTTGCAATACTTAAAACATGCATCTGAGTAATACTAATATTTTGTAAAGACTGTCCTTGTACTACATTATTAATTGATAAAATATGTAATTGTGTAATATTAATAGTTTCAAGAGACTGTCCTTGTAATAAATCTTGAATTGAAAGAATATGAACTTGGGTAATAGCAATATTTGCTAAACTTTGACCTTGATTAACATCTTGAATTGAAAGTGTATGAACCTGCGTTACAACTATATTCTCAAAAGACTGATTTTGATAAATATCCTGTATAACAAGATTAATAGTTATCTGTTGAACATTAGTATCATGCAATAAGATATCAACTAAACTGAGAAATCCATTAACAGGATTTACTTGTTCTTGTACTGGATATAATTGAACATTTGCATCAGGTGATGCGTTTAACTGTAATATTGCGGGTATTAAAGGCGTTGTTAAATTTGATAATACTGGTATTTCTCCTGCAAATAATGATATAGTAACTATTGGTATAATCTTATCTGGTATTGCTGGAGAATCATCCGTCACTAATTGTAAAAGAATGTCTACTGACTTAATTATAGTAATAGAAATCGGACTTCCATTATCAACAGGATATACCTTTACATCCGTATCGGGTGCTTCCCGAAGTTGTAAGGTAGCAGGAAGTCCAGTATCTCCTATTTGCTGGACAACCTGTTCCGATACTGGATATAAAAGTATTGTTGGCATTCTAAACTCCTGTTAATGTATGAACGGTACTTCCTGCTAAATTAGGTGCTTTAAAAGCAACTATATAATGAGTGTCAGAAAATGGAGTATAAAGAAGGTAATTGCCAGCAGCATCTGAAACTGCTTCACCTTGTTTTGTATCATCCAACTCTCTAAATAATTCTACTCTAACTCCTCCCAAAGGACTTCCTCCTGAATCTTTAGTGACTCCTTGAATCTTAAACACAGGCATCGTCCGTCCACCATTTTTAATATCGTCAAACTGTGGCCATTCCCAACTATCTTCCCATGTAGTAAAAAGATTATTAGGACAATTACCATCAGATGTAGAATCAAAACAATTTATAAATCCTGATTTTGACCATATATGACGATTTATAGTATCGAGTCTGTTGACTTCCCGATGCTTATAAAATGCATCGGGAAATACAGCAGAATCGTCTTTCATCATCCCCTGAAAGGAATTTGCTCCTGTTTGCCAAGTAAGTAAGCTCATCTTATTCAGAAGTTACTCCATAAACATCACATACTGGGGCAGTGGCTAGTATCCAAAGGATGAAGTTAAGAGTAGTTGAAATAATCAATCCTCTTGGAAATGTCCAAATTACTCCAGCACCAATTGTAGCAGGACAGGTAATCCTTCTGAAGAAGTTAGTTGGCACAGTTGGTCCAGTACTCCATGCAACAGCTCCTTGAGAGTTACCTGCAACTTCACCAACGTCTTCAGCTAAGAATGTTTGTGGAGTTGTTGGAGTAACTCCTTTTGCCTGTGGACGCCCTATACCGTAAGTTCCTGCAACACCAGTAACCTGACTAAGCCCAAATTCAAGAAGGGCAGGTCTTACCTGGGAAGCCGTAACTATTATTTCCCATGCTGCAGAAGCAGCAGAGGTAGCTGATGTTCTCTGTGATAATGAATAAATTGCCATAATATATTCCTCCTTTTTTAAATTTAAAACTTTTTATTTGCTTGAAGATTTACCTTATCATTTGCTAAGGGTGAGAAAAGAATATCATTTGCTATAATCATTCCTCCTCCTTTAAAATTCTTTACAATATCTTTTGCAACATCTAATAATTCTAATACAGCTGCTCTATCTAATCTAGTATCCATTGGAGCAGATAATTTACAGCCTTTCTCGTCTGCTGTAATAATAATTGTCATTTTTGCTGAACTCATATCTTTTAATTTATTAGGATGGGTCTGCTATTTCCCATTTGAAAGCAGGAGTATTCATGGTATTCCCTGCTGTTACTACCTGAGATGTAACAGTATCTACAAATAACAAAACAGAACCAGAACAAAATGCTACCCATAATACCGTTCCACTATTAGTTACAGGTATTGCTGTTTCTGCATTCTTTGTTATTTTCCTTCCACTTACATCTCCATCTACTGGTCCCGTAAATGAACCTGCTGTAAGTCCTGTTTTTAATGCTAACATATAAGTCGTTACAGCTTCAGCATATGTCGTAGGTTGAGCACTACAAAGACACATTTGAGTTGCCCCATTTTTAAGAGCATTCAAATTAGCATCTATTAAAGAATCATCTAATGTTTTTGGCATGGTATTTACTTTTTAGTTATTTTCATATTTCATTATATCCTCAATATATGGAAGTGCAATGCATCTGCAATTATGGACAACTATTCCTTTTGCAATATAGGATTCATCCTCTTCTACACTTAGATTGTATAAAGGCATTTTACCTCTTTTCATAGTCCATTTTTTTATATTTTCAATAGACCAAGCAGCTAATTCAAATTCTCCTAAATGATTACATAATACACGAGAAATTTCTTTTTCTATTTTTTCTATACATTGATTTATTTCTGATCCTGTATAACGTAACACTGTCCATCCTTCTTCTTCTATTCTAGTCTGCCTAATTTGGTCTTTTTCTTTATCTTGATGCCAATGTTCCCCATCACATTCAATAACAATTTTAAGAGAAGGAATAGCATAATCAACATTATAACGAAATATTGGATATTGAAATATATATTCAATTCCTAATTTATCAAGTAAAAGACCCATTTTTTCCTCAATCCAAGTCTTATTCCCACTTTTCCTATATTTAGCCATTAAAGCATTTAATCTTCTTTCTGGATTTTGATTATAATAACACTCAACAGCATCTCTGCACTTCTTAACAATTATTGGATCTTTCATAGGATTTTTCTTTTTCATTCTATTCGAATGTCTTTTATTAAGTTCAGGAGTATGTGTTGCAATAATCATCTTAGCCTGTACTTCGGGAAGTTGAAAAGGATGTATTCCTTTCTTTACCATTTCTCTTGTTTTTTTATTAGCAGCTTTTGTTATTTTTTTTCCATTACGAACACCATTAGCATATTCCCTATTTAATTGTATACTTGTTTTTTTAGACATATTTTTTCTATGATCAAGATTCATCCATTGCTTATCTGTAATATCCAAACTTAAACATGTCCTAGAACAATATTTATGAAAATATGGGATTGGTTTTTTACATCGTTTACATTCATTACCTAACATTACTACCATATCCTCTGTAGTACAATTTCCTGCTGCTTTCCATCTTGAATATTTATTTCCTTCTCTAGTAATTAATATCGGATGATTTGCTGTTATTGTTAAATGAGAATCTCCTTTAAATTTAAAAGTCACAACTTTTGTTTTATTTGCAATTGATTTCGATCTTGGTAATGCATAAACTTTTCTAAATCTTCTTTTATGAGTTAGTACCTTATCTCCTATTTTAATCTTTCCGATTGGTTTCCATCCTTTTGATGTGTATATTGGTATTTGAGAATCAATAAAACATTGAGGATGACGTGGTATTGCCCCTTCTATTTCATCCAATGTAAATATCTTTCCTTCTAATCCTTCACAAATTGGACAAACTCTGTCATCTCCTGCTGTAGACCATTCAGCTAATACAATAACACCTTCTAATCCCCAATTCCTGTATTCTTGTATAGTTGCTATGTGGTGTGCTCGAATTATCTCTGTTCTAGCCAAAATGGTGGCTCTATTTATTCCGATAGTATTTATAGCTTCCGTAATCTTTCGAGCAAGCAAAGCTGCTCCATCTCCATCTATCATGCCCTGCGCTAAGATTCTACTTATAGCTGTATCCATTGCTTCAGTTATTCCTTTTAATTCAGAATAAACTCTTGTATATAGTAAACCAATCCGATCCATATGAAAGGCAGTACTTAAAGCAAGATTAATAGCTTCCTGAGAATCAAGATTAGGAACTTGAATACCTGCACTGTTTAATTCTTGTCTAGCACGTATTATTCCTCTTTTATAAGAATCGAGTACATATAAGTTTAACCAAGATTCGTTCATAGCAGTTCCTAATTGTCTGGCAACACCTACATCAAGTAATCCAGCGTCCACCTGTTTTTGTAACCACTGCATAAAAGCTTCTACTTTTTCAGTACTAGTGGAAAATTCAAATGCTTTTTTAGCTACAGGATTCATTTGTTGAGAAAGTAACTTTGACTTTAATCCAAAACAATCATTTAAATCAATACTAACCTTAACAACTTTTGAAAGTTCTGTAAATCTCCTAGTCATAGCCCTGACAAACATATTCCTCAAGGATATTGTATGTGTAGGATCAGCTTGTGCTGCTTTTTTATATATGTCTATTTCTCCCATTAGGCTACTTTTACAGCTGGTTTAGTTCTTTGTACTGGTTGTCCTGGAATTGGTCTACCTGTTGGTAATGGTAAGGTAGCAGGGGTTGTTACTTTTTGAATGCTCTTTATCAGTTTCACCTGATCTTCCGAAAGTCCTGCTGCAATCATCTTCTCAACTAATTCTATTTGTTGTGTAGATAAACCAAGACACAATTCAAAGAATGCATCAGGAGGCATAATAGATTGTGCTATTGGATTGGTTGTGTATTCCCGAATAGCATTTGCTCTTGATTTACCTATCTCAACCCTTTCCTTTTCACTTATAGAAAATAAATCCAACCAATCTACAGTATATTCTGCCGATGGTTTAGGTAGTATTTCCAAATCTATTAATTTTTCTACAAAAGGATATATTAAATCAGGCTCTGCATGATCTTCTCTTCTACTTTGTACATAGGTTTTCCATTCTCCTGTATCTTGAGTACTTGCTAATTCTCCACGTTCACTTCCTGATAATATCCTTTTTGGTATTCCTGTTACTGCGGATACACATGTAAGTTGAACGTCCATATGAGAAGCAGGGTCTGATATTTGTTGAGCTAATGCTTTTAGATCAACTCCTTCATTAATTAATATTCTTCTCAAGTTATGATCAAACTCATCTATCTGATCTTTTAAATCATCTTTAGTTTCTTGAGTCATAGTAAAATCCTTATCCACCATCCCCTGATACCCTGGACGAGCACCTTTCCAAAACATCTCAGCATCACCACCTACTATTTTTTCAATATCCATTAACCTATTAAAAACAGCTTCAAGTCTTGGAGCACCATATATCTCAGATTCCAAATTATCATCTGTAATATGAATTATTCTTGAATAATGAACCCTAATAGCATAATTAATTGTAGGCTCTACAGTATATCCTGCATTTTCTATTAAATTAGAAACTTGTATATTATATACCGTAGGCATCCCATATCTTGGATTCTTAGGATTAGTTTCATATTCTATTACTTTTGCACTAGCTTCTCCAAAAGGTTTAATATATTTCAATTTTCTTTTTCCTAATCTTACCGGATTAGCAAAACCATCTTGATTAGAAACATCATCTAATCCTAAAAGAAGAACACCATATCTTCCAATTCCTGTTAAACGATCAACTCTTGATAATACCGATCTCAAATGAAATTTCTTATTTAAATCAAACCAAGCCTGTTCAAATTCTGTTCTATCAGCATCCTGAGATTCTACTAATTCTAACTGACCTTGCCATGTAGCTTTAACTGGACGATCTATAATAGCTTTAGCAATATCCTGACGTTTGTATTGGTTATAATAATCTTGATATGTTAAAGCCACTCTATATCCAAGTGCTTGATATAAATCTCTGGCTCCATCAAATTGTACACCAAGTTTTGCAGCAAAATTGGCTCTAGCTGCTACAGCACTAGCAAGTACCTGTAACTGATATACATCAGACATTGTCTTGACAGATTTGATATTATTTCTTGTCCGTTCCATTATTTTTATTTTTTACTTTTCCATGTTTCTGAAAGCTTCTTATAGTCTGCATTCCTTTCGTCATTTGCCCGCTGCATGTGTAGCTGATTGTCGGTGTGAATAGAATCTTTTTGAGCATCTGTATAATGTATTGTTGCTCCTCTTGTAATAGGTGAAAGACCAACTGTTCTCATTTTTGCATAAATTTCCTCTGGATTATAACCACTCTTTGTATTTTCATTCTTTGTAATAACTCCCTTAACTTTCATAATAGATAAAAATATCCAAAACAAAGCAAAGATGATAACAATACCTCCTATAATGGCACCTATAATCTTTAACCAATTTTCTTTCCAAATCCAAAATCTCCAAACTTTCTGTATTGTTTCAAGAGTTGGTTTAACCTTTGCAAGATATTCAAGATGTTCTTTATAAATTTCATAATCTGTTCTTAGGTCTTTAACAGCATCCCTATTTGCGTCAGCTCTTCCATCAAGCCTTTCAACTTCAAGTTTATTCTTTTCTTCTATTGTTGTAAGTCTTTCATTAATGGTAGCAATATCGTTTCCGATTTGTTCCATTCCTAATGAAAGGGATGAGATTCCATTCATTATAGGATCATAATGTTCAGCTATTGCTGATACAAATTTCTTGATAACATTTTCATCTATATAGGTTTCATGAGCATTTAGTACTTTACATAGAAGTTTATGATCAGCAATAGTCATTCCATGCTGATCTTTAGCACCCTCCTGAGAATAGGTTTCCTCAATTATTGCAAATGCCTGATCAATAAAAGTAGATATCTTATTTTCTTTCTTTTGGCTTTCCATTGGATTTCTTTTTATTAATCTTATGCGATTCGATTGCAAGTGTTATAAGTCGCCAGACTACTACAACTATAACCGTTATTGCAATTATGTGGTAAACATCCCATTTCCATTCTCTGAATAATTCAATCATTTCTTTATCGGTTTCGTTGGTACAACTCGTATTATCGCTGAAGGTTTTACAGAACTTTTATCTACATTTTTATCCGCACTCTTTTCCGGCGTGACAAACTCAAATGTCATACCTTGCAACGAATGCACAACATCGTTTATTGTTGCGCTATGTTCCTGCACCCAGAGAACATATGAATTTTGCAGAGCATCAGCTTTAGTAGCATAATTAAGAACTACCGTTTTAAGTGAATCCTGACTCGTTTTAAGGCCACCTAAGGCTTTCTGAACATTATCCATCTTAACCTCAAGCTTGTTCGCCTTAGCCCCTGTTGCATTAGTGGTAAACACGAAATTTGCCATACCCCACGAAATTCCTCCGATAGTAGAGATAATTCCTACTATTCCAAGAATCCATTTCTGAGTATTTGTAAGCTTGTCTAACATTTCAGAGTTCGCTTTTCAATTGGTAATTTCTTGCTTTTGTGTTTCTATTATTTTGTCTGTCAAATTTTACTTAGTGGAGGCTACTACCATAGCGACTATAATAGTATTTCGTATATTATAATACTATCAAATTCAACTGTGCCATTTAATGCAGAATGTGCAGCAGAAACATCTGCTGTAGCATCCCTTACTGAAAAGAATACTTTAGGTATTCCTGCCTTTACTTTGTCTCTTGGACAGAAAGGATTGGTAAAGTATCCAGTTGATCCTGGATTGCTATCAACCGTAGCATACTCGTGATTTGTTCCTGAACTTCTACTGTTTGACATGTCTTTATTTTTTAGGTTACTCTTCTTGCTATTCGTTTACTTACTAATTTATTAAATGCTCCTGAACCAGCATCCACCTGATCTTTTAATGAACCATATGGGAAGAATCTATATTCCTCTATAAAGTTATGATTCCAATCTCCTTTTAAAATCGAAACATTCCCATTATTCACCTGTACAGAGAACGGGTCTGCTCTATTCGCCTTTTCTCCGGTAGAAGTCTCTGAAAACACTCTGAAACCAGCTAAATTTCGAATGGTTCCCTGGGCTGATTCTTTTCCTCCTGATCCTGGCTCTTGTTCCATCCATACATCTACACCTCTTCCATCTGCTTCAGCAGTACTTCTTATTATATCTTCTCTTTCGTCTGTATTCCAACGTCCTTTTTTGGAATCCATTATAACATACCTCTTATTATCTAGTAAAGCCACTTTAACTCCTGCAGTAAATGCTCCCTTTCCTTCTTTAGTTGCAGCTTTATCCCAATATCTTAAAACATGTACTATATGATTCTCTGGAGGCATAACTTCAATCATAGCAAAATGATCTACTTTGAACATACCACCACCAGGAGGTGTAGGATTCTGACCGATCTGTCCTGAATAACCATACTGCCCTAAGTCAGCCTCCATATCATTTAATACTGACCAAGGCATCCTTTTAGGATCAAGCAAATCATCCTTATAAAACTTGATTAATTCTGCTGGCTCAACTTGTTCCTTATAATGACGGCATTCCCCTGGAAGAGATATATGTTTGATATTAGTTTTTTGTTTTGCTAACATATGACCGGAAGGATCATCCTGATGAAGTCTTTGCATTATAATAATGGTGGGGGTGATCGCTTTGTCAGTTTTACGGGTTGAAAGAGTTTGTTCCACCCAATGGTTTGCATTCTTTAGTTCCGTATCGCTTGCTGCCTGTCCAGGATTAAGAGGATCATCCACTAAAAGGATGTCACCGTGGAATCCTGTTAAAGTACCTCCAACAGACGTGCTATATCTGCTGCCTCCAATCAATTCTTGTTTATTCCTTCCACCAATCTTTTTTACAATCTTAAAGTTTGAACGTGTATCTTTATCATCCTTAATGCCAAGTTCAGGATATAACTCCTGAAACATTTCACTCTTTATAATATCACGGGCATATCCGGCTGACTCTAAAGAAAGAGGAGCAGAATATGAACTACAAATAAATCTCATTGTGTACCACTTTGTCCAGCACCAAACTGGAAACATGATACTACAAGTGATTGTCTTGGTGCTGCCTGGAGGAACATTAATAACTAGATCGTATTTTCTAGGTTGCCTAGCAGCAACCCCATAAACTAGTTGTTCTAATTCACTACAAAGATATTCGATATGCCAGTTGGGAGAAAAATCATGAGCACTAGCTAATGGCCAAAAATATTGTATAAATTGATAAAGACTTCGATTGTTCAATTCACGCTGAACGGCTAGAGGATTCTGCAATGCGTCATACATCCTCTCCATCTTTGGTTTGAGAGAACGTGTTCGAACAACAGGGATTGAAGTTTTTCTAGTTCTTACTAATTCCATGTTCTGAGATCGCTAAGTGTTTTTGTTTTTCCTGAATTTGTTTCATCAACAACAACTCTTCTGTGGAAAGATTTGTAAAATCAATTTTGTTGATATTGATACTGGTCTGGATGGTTTCTGTTTTTGTAACATCAGTCCATTTGGTACGCTGACGGATTGAGAGGATTCTTGCTGCTGCCCAGGAATCCGGTGGATAATATTTTCGAACAGGAGTCTGGATTACTTCTCCCTTATACATACAAACGTGTGTTTCCCATTTATAAAATCCATTTGCTCGTTTGAATAAGGATTCTGCAACTTTTGCATCTGCGGCCATTTTACCTGAATTCATTGCAGCCAAAAAATCAGGATGGGTGCGCTTCCAATAATTAAATGTATTGATATTGACACCTATGACGTCAGCCATCTGCTCATCGGTTGCTTGGAGCAAAGCCAATGATCGAATCATTCGTTTAAAATCATCATTCCACTTTGAACCTTTCCTTGTACGTTTGATTTCCATGATTCTGCAATTTAAAACATTCTTCGTAATCTTCGAAAGTGGAACGAAGATAATAAAATTCTTTATATAGAAGGTATACCCCATATAGAAAAAATTCCTTGGTAATGCACCTCTTTTCACATACGATTGCTGGAACCACCAACCTCTACACATTTCTAGCATTGAATTTAGAACGATTATTAATAATTCTTTTAAAAACTCTTTTAAACAATATAGATACGTTGGTAGATTATTACTCTTTCCAATGACCATCGTTGCCCAAAAAAGGTTTCAAACCATTTCAATTTTTTCAAATTTTTATACGCAAAATAAATCTTATAAATATTTTCAAAATTCCCGAAATTTTTTACTAATATAGTATAGTATCTTTGATCGATGAGCGAGCAATAGAAATAAAAAAAGTATAGTATATATACTAAATAGATTAATTATATAACCAACGATGAAAGGAATAGTATATATACTAGCCTATATATAGAGAAAGGATAAAAAGAAGAGGGGGTGCCCCGGATGCCGGATGGTCGTTTAACGATCCTTGATGGGAAAACACTTTGAAAGTGTTTTAAATTTTCCCGGTGCTAGACACCGCATCGCCCCCAGCACATGCTTTTCAACCCGTCAAACGGGGTAGCGGGGGTGGTAACTGCCTCATTGCCAGTTGATTATATTTATTTATCCATCAAGCAGTTACCATACAACTACAACCATCGTTGATTAACTTAATTGTACGTTGATAGGGCAAGGTTGGTTGGTAATTATATAGTCTTATACCTTATTATATAGTCTACCAACGTCCAACCCGATAGTATATCAACGTTGGATTAGTATATTGGATAGGAAAGCAGCGTTGACGCTGAGGGAGGATGCCACGTTTTAGTCCTTCTTTTAGTTATCTCTTATATATACTATAATAGTCTTATATAGTCTTATTCAACGTCCAACTAGCTAGCAAAGTACTTCCTTTTAACCTAGTATTACTATATATACTAATTACCTTATATATATTTTTATTCTTCAACGTTGATATCCTATATAGCAATATTGGTATACTATATAGAACCTTTAGTTATACTTTTATTTATTAGTTAGCATCGTTGGTCGTTGATTATAGTTAATAGACTACGTTCATCGTTGGTAGACTATAAGCATAGTCCATGGTTGGTTAATATATCTATATAGTTATATACTTATATTTGGCGTACGTGAGATTTATATATCTATATATCCATATACGTTGCTCGTTGGTAGGTATATTTATTAGCTATATAGTATATATACCGGATTACTTTAATAGCTTATTTATATGCGTTTTTTGCTAGTTTTTCAAATATAGCATCGCAAACGCCTTATTTACCATCATGCCCAATTATCTTTTTTGGGTGATAGTTATATATACCCTTGGATAGTTATGGGCTTAAAACTGCTTTAAA